GAAACGCATCAAGGTGGAGGCGGTGAAGAAAAACGGCTGGCTATACCTGTTCGACGACGGGGACGAACCCTTGATGACTTTTCGGGAAAGGTGGGAGGACTGACATGAGCAACTATCGAGGCAAGTATCCGAACAAGATCAAGACGGTTTGCAGCTTCCTGCGGAAGAACGGCGAACCCTTCGCCAGCCTATGCATTGAAACCAATGCCGGCGCGGTATATCGGGTGGACGCCATACATCGAGACATACCCATGCCGAGAACCGGACAAGACATTACCGACTGGCTGCTGTATCTAGAACCCATGAACATCGACGCACAACTTTTAATCAAAGCCACTTTCAAGGAGTAAAACCATGACCACGACCGAAGCCAAACCGAAGAAACTGACCCAACGCCAGATCAAGCAAGGACTCGCGCCAAAGGTTTCGCATGCGAAATCCCCTGCCCCGCCGGCCGTGATTTCGGAGATTCACCTGATCCCGCTCGACCGCATCACGATCAAGGAACAACCGCGGCGCGAGCTGCACATGGACAGCATCGAGGAACTGGCCCAAGACATCGAGGCACACGGCCTACTGCAACCGATCATCGTCAATCCGATCGGGGACGAGCATTACCGGCTCGTGTGCGGTGAGCGCCGCTTCCGGGCAATCCAGCATTTGAAACAGAAAGCCATCCCGGCAATCGTGTCGAAGATCGGGGACAACGAGCTGCGCGTCATTCAACTGGCCGAGAACATCCAACGCGAGGACATGAACCTGCGCGACACGGCCGCCGCGATCCGCGAGCTATTCGATTCACTCGGCAGCCTGGATGCCGTCAGCCAGCGCGTGAGCAAGTCAAAGCCGTGGGTTTGCAAGATGGTCGCGATGAGCTGCGATAAATTCGGTTGGAGAGCTAAAGCCGTCCTGGAATCGGGTTTGATCGAGGATATCGAACTATTGAACACCCTGAACCAGATCGAAAAACAATGCACTTATCAGGAAGCCGGCATTGCATTTGAACGGGCCAAGAAAGGCGAGCTGACCCGGCAACAGGCCCGCGACTACCTCAAGGAACACAAGGAAACGAAATCCAAGCAGATCGAGCAGAACAAGGCCGATCAAAAAAGCCGGCAAGATAACGAAGCCAAGAAAGAAGCCGCGCGAGAAAAAGAGCGCAAGGAACGCGAGGAAGGCCACGGCCAGAAATTCATCGACTATGCCATGAACCAGATCGACAACACGCTCTATCAAGTACATGGCGACAAGCTGGATTACATCGAAAAGCTGACCAAAGAACAAAACCTGTCACTGGTCAATGAAATGGTCTTGATTGGCCATAAAGGCAAAGAAGCAAAGCCAGAGGACTGGATAACCGCCCTCCTCGCCGGCGAAAAACAAGTCATGTCCATCGAGCTGCTGCTAATGATCCTCGCGACAATCGGCAAACCCATCAATAACCCGCGCACCCTGCTAGAAATGATCGCGGCCGTGAAAAAGGATTACCAATGAAGATCAAAAACAATCCCCTACTCGACATGCCGAACGATCCAGCCTATGAGCGGGATTATTCATGGTGCTACAAATGCGGCGCACCGAAATGGAACCAATGGCCCAAAGGAACGACCGGCGACGAACGATTCGAAAAGTTCGAACACTGCGAAACTTGCGATTGCAATATCGGCTGGCACGATGGCAACCCAAACAAGGTTCACGCAGAGAAACAGCCGCCAGGCTGGCATTGCCGGAAACTGGTCGGGATCGAGGACACGCAATCCGACATTGAACGCTATTGGATAGGCACAATCCTAAACCTGCTGGATAGCACGATAAACCAGATCGACGCGGCAGGCGACGAATGCGAGCCACTTCGAAGCAACAGGGATTTATTGACTATCGACAAATCGTTAAGCAATTGCCGAGGAGCCTTGGTTCGATTGATCGAGGCAAGATCGTAAAGACGAGAATACTGCTACACTATTTTGCAAGGAGAACACCACCATGAGCGAACAAATCGAAAACCTGATCCTGGAACACCTGAAACGCTTTCAGGCCGGGCAGGATCGTGTCGAACGAAAGTTAGACGAACACACGCAACGCCTCGGCCGAATCGAAATGGCAGTTGCCGGTCTACGGCGCGACATCGCCTTGACAGACGAAGCCACAGCCGAGCAAAGCCTACGGATTGACCATCTATCAGAACGCATCGAGCGCATCGAACGCCGGCTAGAACTTGCCTAAACAGATGCGCTGCAATGACAAGGCCGGGAATTCCCGGCCTTTTTTGTTTCAGATCGATTCCAGTTTCCTGACTTCCAACATCAGGATCATCTGCGAGCTGTGACCGGACTGAGCACGGCTCTTGAAGAGCGCCGGCAAGAAAGACAAGCCACTTTCGCTGTGCTGCTCACGATTAATATCCATACCGGCCACCAGAATCAGTTCACCATCATGGGCCGTAAGCGTCGTCAATGATTCACGCTTCTGCATGGTCGGCGAATCGATGCCGCTCGACGTTGTAACGGCAACATCGGAAATCGTCTGCTTGAGACGCAGCAGGATCGCTTCCTTCATGATGCGCGGTTCCAGTTCGATCATGACGCCGGTAGTGCGATATTCGACGCCCTGCAAGGACTGGCCATTGCTGATGATGGTCTGGCCCTTGACCGGCACATCGGCACCCACAACGACGCGGGCAATCTCGCCATCCATGACCTTGAGCTGCGGTTCCGCCAGGTACTTGAACCGGGAATCACCCTGCACGGCCGAGAACACGGCCTCGATGGTGGCGCCGGCAAGACTCAAGGCATGGCTGTACTGTTGCGCTGGCGTAATGGAAAAGCCCAAACGACCCTTGAGAACGCTCAGGACAGCCCCAAGCGATTGATTGTCTTCCGACCCCTTAGTAACTTCGAGAATGGCCGCCTTGACGAACAGCGAAGCCACTGGACGATCGACCGATTCCAGCAAGGTCAAATAACGCACCAAACGTTCCTTGCGATCGGTCAAGACGACGTGATAACGCTTGGCCTCGTGCTTTTCTTCGACCTTGGCCCCCGCTGCTTTGAGCAGGCTCAACAGATATTCCGGCGTCCGGTACCTGGGCTCATAGGCCAGAATTTCGAGTTCGTCCTTAACGATCGGCGGGCGCTCGCCGCCCTCTTCCGCTGCCTCCGGCACCGGGCGAGGGTCGGACGATCGCGCCGCGAGCAATTCAGCCGGCTTCGATGATTCAGTACCTTTCGTAAAGTAAAGAATGCCGCCACTGTCTGACAGTTGGACTTTTTCACTTTGGAGAGCCTGAGAAAGAAAAGCAACGACTTGCCCGCGCTCGATCGCGGCAATGTTAATAGAAATCGTGTTGCCGATATTCTTCACGTCATGCGCCATGACATAGTCACGCTTGACGACATTCTTGATCAATGCATCAATCAGGTCAGGCACCTTGATATTCGAGAACTGTAAAGCGACGACATCCGCGCAGGCACTGCCAGAGAGCAACAGAACCATGAGAAATACATAGAAGCGCATCACATCTTCACCCACTTGCCCGAGACAAGGTAATAGTCAACGTTGAATTCCTGCTTACGGCCGGAGACCGGCAGTTGCTTGCCATCGGGCAAGATGATGCTGATCGCGGTATCGGTGGAGATAAGGCCGACCGGCTTCAAGGTGTCATCAAGCTTGATTTCAGCCACCTTGTCAGGCTGGGGAGCACCCAAACGATAGCCCAGCGTTCCACCCAGGGCAGAACCAATGACGACACCGAGAACGATGCCGGTATAGAGAATTTGTTTGTTCATGGCCCACCATCCCAAATAACGCCCCTTGACATGCCAGGGGGACAAGACTGAATGAAGCCCGACCGCGGCAGGATGATCGCGATCAAGCAATACCTGTTTGGTGTCATAAGCAGGATAAAGATCGAGAGTCTTGAAAAAACGCCGGCCGACCGTCAGGGCATGCAGCTCGGTGCCCTGCTTGATGATGCCAATATGCATCTTCGGAAACCGTACCGTAATGCCGAACAAAGCGAACAAGGGCGTAATGAACGGGATTGGCCATTTGTTTGTGTTCTTCACCGCAACGTGATATTCAATCTGAGTCTCGCGAATTTGTTTATCGACCTGGGACAAGCCCTGCATGATGTAATAAACATCCCAGCCATATTTACCGCTATGCACCAGCCAGTCCAACATCGGTTGCCGACTTTTGTCCTGGAACTGGCGGGCACCGAAAAAGGTCGAGGTTTCATCAAGGATCAACAGCCCGTTATCATCGTCAGCATAGCCCTCCTGGCCCTTGCCGATCGCCTCAAAATCATGGACATTCGGCCGATCCGGCAGACGAATCAATGACGCCTTGCAGGTCGCCGGCAACATCTTTTCGGGAAAAATATCAAGATTGGTAGCCACACGGCGCCCCTGCTTCAAGGCTTCGCGAATCAAGGCCACGCAGTAAAGCGTCTTGCCGCCGCGTTTCTTGCCCGTCACCGCGAAGTCAGTCATAATGATTTCGCATGCGAAACGACTTAGACCGGACTGGAATTCTGCGCATTGACGAAGGCCGTCAAATTGCGATTCGTCCAGGTCCAAAGGAAGTAGGTCAACCGAATCGTGAACAAGGCCGCCACAAAGGAATTGATCGATCCCGGCAGCAGGAACGTGCCGGCCGCCAAAGAAGAAGGAATCGTGACGCGCAAGGTCATGATCGACACCTTGACAAGGCCGGCCATGGCGACAAACAAGGCCGCCGCCGCGACAATATAGGTCACGGCAATGGCGACCCGCTTGGCGGTGATATAGGCGAACAAGGTAGCGAAAACAAAGAAGAAGCGACTGCCCGCCGCCACAAGGAAAGAGACTAACGCACCCATCAAGGATACCTCGTAGTCAACAGCTTGAAGGTAGAAAGCATGAGGAGGAACCACATGACGTATTCGAGCCAAGAAGCAATGATGGCCGCCTTGGAGCAGAAATCGACTGTCCAAGTGTTACCGGCAATATCCGCCGACCACGGTGAGCAACCCGTGATCGGAATCGGCGTTACCCAGTCAACGAAACTGTTCCTGAAAGCATCCTGGGATCCCGAGGAAGGATCGATCCAGTTCGCGATGGAATCCGTCGAGGTTTGATGCTGCTGGTCTATCGCGGTGTAGTCGGCCGCGATCCCGCTTGCCGCGTTGGGGTTGATATCGGAGCCGTCGATTTTGACCGAGCAAGATGGTTGTCCAGGGCCGCCGCAAACTCCCGATCCCGTACCCCCCGTGCCCGTAGTGCCGCCGCTTCCGATCGTGACAGTTGAGGTACAGACCCCATTCGGGCCAGTGGTGTAACCAGCGGGGCAACTTGCTTGACTTGTGGAACCATGACAGGCACCGTCTGCGCCGAGCGTGTAGCCGGCTGGACAGGTAGCCGTGCCGCTGGTAGCGGGCTTGGTTGGGTCTGAAAGACTAGAGGCTGTACCCGTGGTTTGTCCTGCGCGACAGACACCATCGGCGCCAAGAACATAGCCAGCAGGACAGATAACAGTCGCGGCCGTGTTGCTTGGGGTAGGGGAAGATGATTGATTGGGGACATAGACACCACCACCAGTATAGACAGGGTTGAAGGTACAGAATGTAGAAGTTTGCGAAGGGCCACCCTTAATACATTCACCTGAATAATTCGCCAGGCCAACGGTGCAGTTATAGCCACCACAATTGACAGGTATGCCGGCATTCAGGCGTGCGAAACAAGGGTCTGGATTGATGCTGCATTCTTCACCGAGATAAACATATTGATCGCCCATCTGCTGACCAATGGAAGGCTGCGGATTGTCCGGGACACAACTTCCATTCACATCGTGCTGATGTTCAGGACAGGTGACAGGAGGAGGAACTTGACAGACACCACTAACGAATTGCTGACCATCAGGACACGTTGAGGAAACATGCCAACAATACTGGATATCAGCGCCAGAATCGTATTTCCAGCCCCAAGAACTGACACCTGTAGCAGTGGTCGCAGGACAACCATAAGATGTTGCAGGACATGTACCAGAACAAGACGTATTACCACAACCGGAACCACCATGTGCGGAACAACCTACATCCTGAGTCTGAACGACACCATCATAGGTAAACTGTACTGCGTGAGCAGGAATAACGGCGAGCGCCGCAAGTGATGCAAGGATTTGAAGCGCCCGCCGCAACATGATTAAACCTTGCTCGCGCCGCGCTTGAACAGGGAGATCATGACGAAGCCGGCCGTAACGGCAGCAACGATCGGCCACAAAGCCGCGAGAACGTCAGTCACCGCGCCGCTGATGTTGGTGAATGCGGTGGTGGCTTCGGCCGGGAGGGCGGCCATCGACAAGGTGGACACGATAGCCAGAGCAACGCCGGCCAGAATGTTTTTTTGGTTTTGCATGATTGGTTCCTTTCTATGGAACAAATAGCGCGGATTGGCCGGCCTGCTGTTGCGCCAATTCAACAAGCCGGATTAGCCCAATGGGCGAATTCAGATCATGTCAGCCGCTCGCTTGAAAACCGTGATGAGGTAGCCAGCGCAGAAACCGATTGACCAGCTCCCGAGGATCAAACCGATGTATTCAGCCGCTTCGATTGTCGTCATGGCTTGTATGCAGTCTTGAAACCGTGGATCGCGGCAAAAGTGAACGCCGCCAGAACCATGAGGGACTGAATCGGAAAACTTTCCATGGTGCCAACATCGCACGTGTTGAATTGAAGCGTTCCGGAAATCGTGCGCACGGAACCGTCACCGAAATCGGTCGCTCGCACTGAGTAAGTAAGTGTCGGAGGCGTACCGGCAATGCTCGATGAGTTGAGCAATTCAACAAGGCCGTTATCGACCTTGGGAAAGTCAGCCTTGAAGGCGTTATGCGCCTTCGTGGCGTCGTCATAACAAACCCCATTGAAGGAGTAGCCCATGTCAGGCGTAACAGGTCAGTTCGACTTTGCTGATCTTCTTGACTTCGCCGGTTTCCGGGTCGGGACGCGTCGTCCAGTCGGCGCGGAAGGTCTTGGCATTGATCGCGCCTTCGTACAACTCGCCCAGGGCACCCAACGGTTCCTCGCTGATCACGTCAAAGGGCATCGGGTAGGCGAATTCGTCAGAGGGGTCTTTCATGAGAACGCGCGTCCGATACAGGTCGCGCTTTTCTTTCTTGGACTTGAACTTCTCTATGGCGTTGATCTTGCCGAAAAGATAAATCTGGCCGGGTTCGACCTCGCGCTTTTTCTTGGTCTGGATGGATTTGACTTCCGCAGTTTGAGCACTCATTTCGATCTCCTTGATTAAAGTTACGCCGCTTGTTTATCCGCCTGGTATTGCACCGGACAGACATTGAAAACACTATTCGCCGACACCCGCGATCCACACCACCGCACGTTGTCCCGCAGCGGCACGAAGTCACGCGGCAAGGCCGTCTCATTGGCAACAATGAACACATCCGAGGAGAGCCAAGAAACACCGGCATTCACCAGCTTGACGCGGTTTTTGTAAAACTGCGCCTTGGAGTACTCATTACGTAAAACGTCCTCGCCACGCGCCGCGAGCTGCAACCAGAAGGAATACAGATTGTTGGCGGATCGCTTGCCATAAACCCGGTTCAACCGGGCTTTTACTTGATCACTGGTTCGCACGGTTTCCATTTCGCTCTTTCCTTCCCGTATCAACTTGAATAACTCCCTGTCATGCACTTTTTTTAGATACTCGTCCGTCATCTGTCCGACCGTCGGAAACTTGCCCTGAAAATCATTCTGTAGTTTGTCCGCGTGTATTTCGACTTCTACCCGTACCCGGTTATCCGCAAGTCGTTGCAACGCGGATACCTTGTTCACCACCCACTTGTCCAGATCGCGGCCGAGCTGCTGATCGCCGCGCTGGCGAATGCCATACGACAGCAGCGTGCGCTTGACCCGGCTGCGATCGTGTTTCTTGAATTCCGGGCCCTTGTGATAGAGCTTGAGCGTGGTGAACTTGCCCGGAAAGTAGACCGCATTGGTGCCGTACTTCTGCGCCGCCTGATTGCGCCGGGGAAATTTCGCCTGAGAAATGCCCCGGAAGAATTCGTTAATGGCCTCCGGTGTCAGGCGATAGACCTCGGCCCAGTCAACCCGACGCACTTCCCATGAAAGGGCCGAAGGCATCATGGCCCAGTCCCAACCCAGCAAGTCGCCGAGCAATTCAAGGAAAACCTTGGCCGTGCCAGAGAAATCATCGACCACGCCGTAAACGTTCTGGCCATGAAAAAACTTGTGCCAAGAACATTCAATCAGGACATAGGGCTTACAAGGATAGAGATCGAGCCGACCCTGTACCGTGCGCCATTCTTCCCGCTTAACCTGAAAACTGATGCGAGAGTCCCAAGATCCTTCCAGTTCGCCTGTCGTAATTTCGTAAAGCACCTCACCCGTGGAAAGATCAACACCCGACTTCAAAATGCACTGATTTTCGAGAAAGGAAGCCAACCCCTCCTCAATAGAAGGCGAACGCAGTTTCACGGTATCCAGGGCCATCAATAGACCCTTTCAAAGGCCGGATCAAACGCAGGGGAAGGCGTGGGCTCTCCGAAACAGGCAAAGTCTCTTAAACGAGACTCATCAGCGGTGCTACACCGCCGCTGATGATTTTCTCCGAGAGCCGGGAGGGTGCGTTTTTGAACCGAAAAAGTGCGCGATTCGAGAACCTTGACGGCCAACTCGCGCAGGGTGAGGTAAGGAACGGGTGAACGGTCGGCAGCCGGCCGACCATCAAGGCCCATGCCCTCATAGATCGTGCCGGGTGCCTTCAACAGCAGCTCGGCTTCAATGCGTGACAACTCGAATGGATTCACGGCATTCCTCTTTGTTGACGAGGCCCGCCCTATACAGGTATAAGGCGGGCAACAAGCAAATCTGTCATCCAACAAAATTGCTGGCACATGTAACCAGCAAATTTGTTGGCTGTCAACACCCGAGGAGCATGAAATGCAACTTCGTGAAATGATCGAATCCGGAGCAATAAAGGCCGGGAATCAAACAAACTTAGCTAAAGTAATAGGAGTTCACGCAGAAGTCATTTATGCAGCAAAAGCAGGAAGGCGCGGCCTGCCTGCTTCCGCGTGTTTCAAGCTGGCCGCGATCCTCGGGATCGAGGAAAAGAAAGTGATCGCGGCTTCCGAGCTGGCCACGGAGAAGGACGAGGAAAAGCGGGCATTCTTTGCCCCTTTTGTGCTGAACGGAATCGCGCCCCTTGCGAGTGCGCTTGCTGTCCTGAGTCTGTTGATTGCCCCAAACGAGAGTTATGCAAATGACAGATCGTTTATGTCAAGCAACATTATGCAGCCTATGGATTCAAAAACTTACGAGAATCAGAATAATGTAATAGGGATTATGCGAAGCCGCCACGATTCCACCACTGGCGGCCTGAGCGTTCCCGATTGACCCGGAAAGCATCGACGGCAGCGCTACCACGAGGCCAAGCAACAACGCTGCACGCGATAAAAAAGAGTTCCAGAACTTCACCCGTTCGGGGTTTTTCTCGCGCTCGATCTCCTGCTGCGCGACCAGTTCGGCGGGGTCTTTCTCCAGCGTCACCGCCAGCCAATAGATCAGATGGAGTGGCATGGCTTCTTTCCCGCTTCGGATTTGCGAAATCCTTTGTTTTGGGATTCCTGACATCTTCGCTAAGGCATAGTCTGACTTAAGCGATAGGCGACCTTTCGCAAGGTCTAGTAGCTCTGCGGCTTTCATTATTTTGACCTTTCTCCACGTTGGAACGAGTCAAAGAGTAGTCCGAAAAATATTACTTGACAAGGTACGGAATATCGGACTACCTTTCGCCCGTCCGATTTGTCGGACTACTCCTTGTAGGGGTACTCGGGGCGGTCGGGGACTGATCCCGGTCGCCCCACCTTCAATCAGTCTGAAAGGAAACAACCATGAAAGCAGTTGTAATCGGTGTCACTCGCATGACGGGTACTTCCAAGAAAAACGGACGGCCCTACGATATGGCTCGCTGTCTCGTTCTTCAGCCGGTACAGGTCGGCGGCACTCAGGAAACCATGCGGTCAGGCTTCGGCTACCAGACAGCGGAACTCGATCTTCGTCCGGATGCCTTGCCCAAATTCAGTCAAGTCAAATTCCCGGTTGAACTTGAGCTTATTACCGGCAACGAAATGATGTTTGGGCGTCTCGTTACCATCGTCGAGGACTTTCGACCCACCATCAAGGCGGCGGCGTAATGCACGGCTTTTCCACACTGGCGGGAAACTCCCGGCCCTCTATGGCCAAGGGAGTTTTCCCCATTGTGGGAAAGGCTGGAGCCTGACATGCGGCAAGTCGGCTGCGAATCCTGTCTGTATTCCGGCCCGGTATTGCCCAAGCGTCGGGGGGATACTCAGCCATCCCACTTCTGCCAGTTCCATAAAGCCGTAGTAGGACGGTCGGCTATTCAGTTCTGCGATGCGTGGTGCAACCCGGTGCAAAAAGTTGCAGTGAGCAGTACCACTGCAACTAAGTCCACGAACGCGGACAAAACGGCCTTTTAACCCCCAATGAAACTTATCCAGTCCATAAGCGCACTTGATCGTGGAACGGCTCATCCCGTCTCGATCATGTGCGACTGGACTACCGGCGTCCATCGTTTTCGGGAACCTGTTAAGCCTCTCGAAGCTGGCCGGATCATGAAGGTGGATCGCGATGGCTGCATTGAGTGGGAAAAGAACGATTGGGAAACTATCCGTTGCCCTTCCTCGGACACTTCAATTCGAATTTCCTGCGATGGGAACCGGCTTAGGTTCATGGGCAACATTGGACGATTTAAAGAATCAGACAACCTTCAGGGACTTTCGGTCGTGGATGCGGTCGGCAAGTGGACGGAGATTCTTGATCCGTTTGGCCTCGATCTCCGATTCTTCGGAACCGTGCAAGCCAAGGGTACCGTTAGCGAATACGGCACCACGTTGTCCCGTGTTGATCTGGCCGGTAATTACGCGGTCGATGATTTTAAAAGCTGGTGCATCGTCACCATGCAAAAGCGCCTCGGGCGCAAGCTGCCCTTGATGGGCAAATACGGGCCGTCGTGGGGCTACGAGGCCCGCCGCTCGAATTGGTGGAAAGCGAAGATATACGACAAGGATGCGGAACTTGCGGGCGAACGTGGCCCGCGCTCAGGCGCTACAACTGCGCGCTTTGAAATTCAGCTTGGTTCTGAATACCTCAAACGAGAGGGACTCAACTATGTAGCGGCATGGAAACCGCAGGAAGGCAGGCCCGACATGGGACAAATCATTTACGGTCGCTTCTCGACTGAATTGTTCAAGGAAATGACGACGGTCGAAACTTGGGAGGATATCCCTCCCCGCCTTCGTCAATATGCCATCTTGTGGCGCGATGGCGTTGATCCTCGCACCCTGCTCAAGCGGTCGGGCTATTACTCGGTAGCGTCGAAACTCCGTGAATACGGAATCGACATTGCACAACCCTGCAACGTCGTCGCCCTCTCTCGTCGTGTCCGTGAAGTCTCTGTGCAACCTTTGCCGGCGCTGCGGGTGGCTTGATGGGCTTCGCGTATCAGGGCTACTGCTATCAGGACGCACCGAAGGCGAATGAAGCCTTTCAGCAGACCTTCCCCCTCATTGATGTGAACATTACCTACCTCGTTTCAAGCTCGATCACCGGATCGGGTCTTATCACCTACAACCTGCTGACCCGGCCGATGACCTCGAATACCTTGTCATCACGTACCGGGACACTTCAACTCTCGTCATGCACGGAAAGCCTCGGTATTCAGCCTTCGCCTTTCGTGATGACGCAATCGGATGCTTTGAGTGTGGGCGTTGCAATTGCCACTCTCTGGCTAGTCGTCGGCGTGTTAAAGCATCTCTCGGCACGTCATTTCTCTTAACCCTCGCTGAAAGGTAAATCATCATGGCAAATCTTGCCGCCACCATCAGCGGTTATCAGGCCGATGCAGAAGCCGCCGCGATTGCGTTCCTCGTGATCTCGGTTGTGCTGTCTGTCGTCGCGCTTGTTCGCCGCAAGCTGTAATCCAGCGGGGGGATAAGCCTTCGGGCGAAGCCCCCCCTCGACTCTCATGCCTGATATCTACGGTTTCTGGATACTCGTTGCCATTATCGGCACTGCTTGGATTATCGCGTCATGATCCTGCGCTTGTTCCTGCTGTTCTGGTTCTTTGTCTCACCGGCGCATGCGCAGACCTTTGTCTATGATGGTGTTGTCCAATCTCAAACGGTCGGCTGTGCTGCGCACGGTGGCTCTGGCTGTGGATACAGTGATTGTTCTGGTTCCTGTCCTGCGACCTCTTACGGCTGTCCTGCCACCACTGCGACTGGTGTTAGCGGTTGGGGCTGGAAATACGATGGGGTTACCCAATGGTGTTGGCATATCTCCTCTACTTGTCCTCCGGGACAACAGTTTGTGAACGGTGTTTGCCAAACCCCACCTAATAACTGCACGGTAGGAGATACTCAGGTTCAAGGCCAACAATACGATGTTCCCTATAACGGTGGTGCTCCATCCACGGTATGTCTTGGCGGCTGTACTTTCGCTGTCGGTGATTCTGTCTGTTTACCTGCATTGAATACCTGCGGGATATGGCTCGGCAAGGGTACTGGCGAGCAATGCACGGCCACTTCTCCCACGGCTGCCGACCCTCAAAGCACTGAGGCTGATTGTCTTGCTAAACATCAGGGTTATGTAACCGTCAACGGTGTAACAACATGCGCGATGGCATCCCCTACCAATCCCGTACAAACTACTTCAACATCTAGCAGCACCACCACGGGGGCGACGAGCGGCACCACCAGCACCACGACTCAAACTACTGACTATGGTTCCTATACTCAAACCAACACGACCAGCACCACCACCAATGGTGCAGGCACATCTACCACATCGAGTTCATCAACCGATCCCAAGCAACCCACATCCTCTGTGGGTGGCGCTGATGACTGCAATATTGCCCCGGCCTGTTCTGGTGATGCCATTCAGTGTGCCATCATGTACAAGCAATGGCAGCAATGGTGCCAAGTCCAGTCCCTCAATACCAGCAACGACTTTTCGCAAGCCTACATGTCGGCCTCTGCCGATGTAGGCATGCCCAATCCTATCGCTACCTCAAAAAGCATGTCTGATATTTTCACGCTCGGCAATCATGTATCGGTAGCTGCATCCTGTCCTTCCTCGATCAGCATCCCTATACCGGGCGGGCAAACCTACAACCTTGACTTGTCCTACGTCTGCCAGTACCTCGCGTTGATCTCCCTGATCGTCAAAACCCTCGCTTGGCTGTTCGTTGGCCGGCTCACTCTGGAAGCTCTGTAATGGCTCTCCCTGTCATTGGTGCAACTTTCGGCGGCGTCATTATTGGCGCATTGACGGCCTTCTTTGCTACCAAGATACCAGTCATCCTTGCAACCCTCGGCCTTTCGATTACCATCTATTCAGGGCTTGATATCTTTGTCGGCAATATCATCACTGCCGTGCAAAATTCGATCAGTGCATCAGGCTCGATCACCGTTGGTTCGCATACTGTCGATGCTCTCGGCATCCTTGCAACTGCGGGCGTGTTTGATGCGGTGAACATTGTCCTGAGTGGCTATATCTCTGTCGCGGCAATCAAGTCCACTAAGGTCATGCTAAAGGCGGTCACGCCTTGATCTACCTGATTACCGGGCAACCCGGCAATGGCAAGACTCTCTACACCATTGACCATGTACGCCAGTTGGCCAAGAAAGAGAATCGGCCTGTCTATCAGATGGGCATCAACGATCTAAAACTTGACTGGCAGGAACTCACAGAGGAACAGGCGAAGCGCTGGTATGAACTTCCACCCGGCGCGATCATCATCCTTGACGAAGCGCAACGTCTTTTTCGTCCTCGTCCCGGTCGTGGCGAACCGCCCTCCCATGTCTCGCATCTTGAAACGCATCGGCACTACGGGCATGACCTCTACCTTATTACGCAACATCCGGGAAATATTGATCCTCACGTTCGGCGCTTGGTCGGAATCCATCGTCACATTGTTCGAACCTTCGGGATGGGGCGTGCCGTAATCCATGAGTGGGGTGAAGTCCATCTCGATTGTGAGAAGCGACGCAACGACTCATCCAAGACCAATTATTCGTTCCCGAAGGACGTTTATAACCTCTACAAGAGCGCAGAGGTTCATACCCATAGGGTGCACCTGCCCAAGCAGGTTTTTTATCTTGGTGGCCTTCTAATCGTTCTTCTCGGTCTGCTTTACTTCCTCGTCTATCGGAATGATGCTCGCAAAGACAAGCAAGAAGAATCTGAAATCGTCAAGCAGATACCCCTATCTGCTGCGCCCGCTGTTCCCAATTTCAGACCTGACAAGCAGGAAAAGCTCACCGTTGCCGAATATATCGATGAAGCAACGCCTCGCATTCCCGGCCTGCCTCATACTGCCCCGCGATATGATGACGTTACCAAGCCAGTTCGCGCCCCCTACCCTGCTGGCTGCTACAAATTCAAGGGCGAGTGCAAGTGTCTGACCGATCAAGGCACTCCTATTACGATGACTCAACAAGTCTGTGGGCAGGTTCTTCGCCACGGCTTCTACAAGGATTGGGAAGAAAACGCATCGTCCGTAAAGACGCAGATGGCTAGCCTCGATCAAGCCGCACAGCAACCCCCCCACCGAGGTACGACGGTGGGGGGTGCTGGTGCGGCTGATTCAAAGCCAGCGGCGCAGCCGGTCGTCATCAACATCCAGCAGCCGCCCACGGCACCGGCGAAGCCGCAGGACGACGAAG